GCCAGAGCGGGATGCTCTTTATCACGCTGCCCTCCGGCCGGAGACTCGCTTATGTGAAACCGCGCATCGGTGAAAACAAATTCGGCGGTCAGTGTATTACCTACGAGGGTGTCGGCGGCACGAAGAAATGGGAACGTCTCGACTCTTATGGTCCGAAATTTGTAGAAAATATCGTGCAGGCCACCTCACGCGACATCCTTTGCTACGCCATGCAGACGCTGCAAAACTGCTCCATTGTCATGCACATTCACGATGAAGTGGTCATCGAGGCTGATCCGCGCATGTCTCTGCAGTCAGTTTGCGAACAGATGGGCAGAACGCCTCCTTGGGCAAAGGGTCTGCTGCTCCGCGCGGATGGCTATGAGACAAATTTCTATGAAAAAGACTGAGTGATTTTCGGCCACGGCGGGTTTTCGGCTCCATTGGGTAATAGAGGTGGACTAAAAGCCTGCCCGGAAAGGAGGTTCATAAATGAGTATCGATAAACGCAACGCTGAGGGCTACAATGACCCAACTGCCTATGAAGCCCTTACGCTGATTGAAAAAGAGGAACACGCGCTCCGCGCTTTCCGGCCAATCGTCTACATCTGCTCGCCGTATGCCGGTGACATCGACAGGAACGTTAAGGCCGCACAGAATTACAGCCGGTTTGCTGTGGACAAGGGTTTTATCCCCATCGCGCCGCATCTGCTGTTTCCGCAGTTCATGAACGACACCGACCCGCAGGAGCGGGAGCTTGGGTTGTTCTTCGGGAACGCCCTCATGAGCAAATGCTCCGAGGTATGGGTGTTCGGCAGCTTCATTTCTCCCGGCATGCAGGCGGAAATCAAAAGAGCCAGGTGGAAAAACTACCGTCTGCGTTATTTCACAAAAGAATTGGAGGAGGTCCGCGAATGAACGCAATTACAGCTATACCGACAGAGTATAAAGGCTACCGCTTCCGCTCAAGGCTAAAAGCAAGATGGGCGGTTTTCTTTGACGCCTGCGGAGTGAAATGGGAATATGAGCCGGAGGGATTCGCGCTCCCGAACGGTCAGTTCTATCTCCCGGATTTTCTGCTCCACGGCTGTGATGGAAGAAGCCCGGAAGATCTTTATGTCGAGGTCAAAGGCAAAATGACGGAATCGGACGCGGAGAAGATTCGACAGTTTAGCGGAATCAGCAACCTTGATTCTCTTGAAATCAAGAACCCTATCCTCGTTGTAGCCGGGATTCCCGACGGAAACGATATTACTGATATTGAAGAGTTCTGTCAGGAATTGGGCTATCATGGATTTCCGGGTATCAAGCACGGACCGTACCCGTTCAACTTTGAAACGATAGACGGCGACTACTTTGTAGCGCACCCTGGTATTAACAAAAAAGGTCGATTCGAGCTGTTCGGTGATGACGGCAATTATACTTATGACCGTGATGACGCAGCGACCCTTCACGCCTTTAAGCTGGCAAGGCAGGCACGGTTTGAACACGGCGAAACGCCGCATTTCGCAGACAGGAGGAGGTAATTGTTATGCGTGAATTAAAGATAGCCCTCGGAAACTCCCGGCAGGCTAAGTTCTGGTCAAACAAGACCATGCCCTTTGAGGATATATGCGAACGGCTGAAAACACCGATACGCACGATCGAAACCGCTGAAGAATATGCCAAGCTCCCGAAACCCAAGCGCGATGAGATAAAAGACAAAGGCGGCTTCGTCGGCGGGCATTTACGAGACAACCTCCGCAAGGTTGGAAACGTGGCTTGCCGCTCCATGTGGACACCCGACATCGATAACGCTACGCCGGAGTTCATCGCGGCGCTGGAGGAAAAGCTGGCCTTCAAGTGCGCGGTGTACTCCACGCACAGCCATACGCCGGAAGCGCCCCGTCTCCGTATTGTGGCTCCATTTTCGCGTGATGTTTCCGCAGATGAGTTTGTGGCGGTATCCCGCTATATGGCTGCGGAGCTTGGAATCGATATGTTCGATGAGTGCTCCTTTATCCCGAATCAGCTCATGTACTGGCCGACCTGCCCATCCAATGGCGAATACATCTGTGAATTTTTCGACGGTGAACTGCTCGACCCGGATGCAATTCTGGCGGCACATCCAAACTGGCAGGACTGCTCATTGCTTCCGACAACCTCACGGGAAAGCAAGGTCAATAAGCCGAACCAGAAGCCACAGGAGGACCCGCTCTCGAAATCCGGCGTAGTCGGTGCGTTCTGCCGTACTTACAGTGTCACGGCGGCAATCGAGAAGTTTCTCTCTGACGTGTACGCTCCATCGGTCATGGAAGACCGCTACGACTACATCCCCGGCGAGAGCACTGCCGGCGTCGTGATCTACGACGACAAGTTCGCATACAGCCATCATGCCACTGACCCTGCCTGTGGAAAGCTGCTCAACGCTTTCGACCTTGTCCGTACGCACAGATTCGGCGATGACGACGAGAAAAAATCCTTTGCGGCCATGATGGATTTCGCCAGTAAAGACGAAAAGGTCAAGCTGCTCATGACAGAGGAGCGTATAGCCGACGCAAGCCGGGAATTTGACGAAGGCGAGGACTGGAAGAAGCAGCTCCAGTACGCGCCGCGCAGCAGTGCTCTGGAGAACAGCGTCTGGAACGAGATGCTCATCTTGAACAATGACCCTGATTTTGCCGGGTTTGCCTACAACGAGCTTGCAAACCGTATTCAGATCACCGGAGAACTTCCGTGGGAAAGGCCGGAAGGAAATCTGTTCTGGCGCGACGCCGACACAGCACAGCTCAAGGCGCTCATCGACGCCCGCTACCTCCCGTTCTCCAGCCGCAACCACGATGTCGCATTCACCAAGGTCGCCGACGACCGTCATTTCCACCCGATCCGTGATTACCTTGACGCTTTGCCGCCTTGGGATGGCACGAAGCGTGTGGACGGGCTGTTTATTAATTATCTGAAAGCCGACGACACGCAGTATGTCCGCGCCGTGACGAAGAAGTCCTTTGCGGCGATGGTGGCCCGGATTTACCAGCCCGGTGTGAAGTTCGACTGCGTCCCCGTTCTGGATGGTGAGCAGGGCATCGGCAAGAGCTCCATCGTGAAAGACCTCGTTACGCCGGAATACTACTCTGAATCTCTCTCCCTGACGGATATGGACGACAAGTCCGGCGCGGAGAAGCTTCAGGGCTTCTGGGTGATCGAGATCGGCGAATTGGCTGGCATGAAGAAAGCCGACATTGAAAAAGTCAAGGCGTTTCTCTCGACCGCTGACGACAAATACCGTCCCAGCTATGGTAAGACCGTCGAAAGCCATCCGAGGCAGTGTGTCATCATCGCCACCGTCAATGGTGAGCGCGGCTATCTGCGCGACATCACCGGCAACCGCCGCTTCTGGATTATCAAGCTCCACCAGCAGAAGCAAAAGCAGAAGTGGCAGTTTGACCAGAACTTCCGCGACCAGTTTTGGGCGGAGGCGAAAGCAATCTACGAGTCCGGCGAAAAGCTGTATCTGGAGGGTGACCTTCTCGACGCCGCCGAGGAAGCGCAGCGTGGCGCTATGGAGGTAGACGAGCGTATCGGCATGGTGGAAGAATATCTGAACACCCTATTGTCAGAGGATTGGGACAGTATGGATATTTATGCCCGCCGCGAATATCTGTCCGACACGAACAGCCCCATGGTAGCCAAGGGTACAGTCAAACGAAGCTCCGTCAGCAACGCCGAGATCTGGTGCGAATGCTTCGGCAGGAGTTTTCAGGATTTGAAGCCCACCGACAGTTACGCGATAGCGGCGCTTATGACGCAGATTCCTGGTTGGGAGAGGACAAAAACGGCACAGCGGCAGCCCATTTACGGGAAGCAGCGGCTTTATACGCGCACTTGATGGAACGAACAACCACAACTTTATCCCTTATATTTGAAATGGCATTTTTTCATATAGGGATAGAAAGTCTGTACCCGCACCCGCGCATATAAATATAAGGGAAAAGTTGTGGACTTGTGCCACTTGTGCCGGAAATGGAGTGAACAATGAGAGAAAAAAGCATTGAGAAAAAACTCGTAAACGCCGTAAGAGGCATGGGAGGCATCGCGCCGAAGTTCGTGAGTCCTGGGTATGACGGGATGCCGGACCGCATTGTCCTTGTTCCCGGAGGTCATATGGCTTTTGTGGAGGTCAAGGCCCCCGGTGAAAAGCCTCGGGCACTGCAGTTGGCGAGGCATGAGATGCTTCGGCGGCTGGGGTTCAAGGTATATGTGCTGGATGATGAACAGCAGATTGGAGGGATACTTGATGCCATTTTATCTGAACTGTGATTGGTGCGGAAAACCAATAAAGAAATACCGCCGAAACGAGCACAATTTCTGCAGCCGTCAGTGCTTAGCTGACTTTAGCAATAAAAGAAAAAACCCGGACGGCTATATGGGCTTAAAGGATTACACCAATATAAGCGCCCATATGTCAGAACTAAACGAATCCATGAATCCGACCAGAATGACATCGCAAGTTCGTAAAAAGATCCGTAATGCCCGCTTGAATACCGGCGCCGGTGTAACATATGCAAAATATTATGGAAAGCATGAGCATCGTGTCATCGCGGAGCAGGTACTTGGCAGGCCGCTTCTACCAAAAGAAATAGTCCACCACAGGGACGGCAATAAAAGAAATAACATTCCCGAAAATATTGTTGTTTTTCCATCCCAAAGCGCCCATGCCGAACACCATGCTGAACTAAGATGGTTTATCAGTGAAATAATCAAGCTCGAAGGAGGTGTTGCCGAATGAAGTTCATACCGCACGAGTATCAGAAATACGCTATCGATTATATTGAGAGCCATTACATTTCTGCTGTACTCCTTGATATGGGCCTCGGCTGAGCAAAACCAGCATTACCCTGACGGCCCTGAACGACCTGCTGTTTGACAGCTTCGAGGCGCACCGGGTGCTTGTAATCGGACCTCTCAGAGTGGCACGGGACACATGGACTGCTGAAAGGGATAAGTGGGATCATCTACAGAACCTCATCTGCTCCGTGGCTGTCGGCACCGAAGCGGAACGCCGTGCGGCGCTGCTGAAGCCCGCCGACATTTACATCATCAACCGTGAAAACGTCCAGTGGCTTATTGAGGACAGCGGCGTTCCGTTCGACTTTGACACCGTGGTGGTGGACGAGCTGTCCTCCTTCAAGAATTATCAGTCAAAACGCTTCCGGGCACTGATGAAGGTACGGCCTACGGTCAAGCGCATCATCGGCCTCACCGGAACACCATCCGCCAACGGCCTTATGGATTTGTGGGCGGAGTTCCGACTGCTGGACATGGGCGCTCGGCTCGGACGGTTTATCAGCCATTACCGGCTTGAATACTTCCAGCCGGACAAGCGCAATGGGCAGGTCATCTACTCCTACAAACCGCTCCCGGGCGCAGAGGCCGAGATATACCGCTGCATTTCGGATATCACGATCAGCATGAAGTCCACCGACTACCTGCCGATGCCTGAGCTCATCAGCAGCGAATACGAGGTGCGGCTCTCCGATGAGGAGCACCAGCGGTATGACGACCTGAAGGATGACCTCGTGCTTCAGCTCCCGGACGGTGAGATCACAGCCGCTAATGCGGCATCCCTCTCCGGAAAGCTGTGCCAGATGGCCAATGGCGCAGTCTATGACGATGTGGGCGGCACAATCCATATCCATGACCGCAAGTTGGATGCGCTGGAGGATTTGATAGAGGCAGCAAACGGGAAACCCGTGCTGGTGGCCTACTGGTTCAAGCATGACCTCGCCAGAATCTCCGAGCGTCTGCACAAACTCCACATTCCGTTTTCCTGCCTTGATACTTCCGACAGCATCAAGCGGTGGAATGCCGGAGAGATACCTGTGGCGCTGATTCATCCTGCCTCTGCCGGACACGGACTCAATTTGCAGTCCGGTGGCTCCACACTCATCTGGTTCGGGCTGACCTGGTCGCTGGAACTCTACCAGCAGACCAATGCCCGTCTGTGGAGACAGGGCCAGACGGCGGATACCGTTGTGGTGCAGCACATCGTCACCAAAGGCACGATCGACGAGCGCATCCTAAAAGCCCTCTCGCAAAAGGACAGCACACAGGCGGCTCTCATCAACGCCGTAAAAGCGGACCTGCAAATCTAAGACAATCTATGACAATCCGTGCCAATCCGAGGGAACTACATTTTTCAGAGGTACAGATCATGAATCCTTATGAAAACCTCGCTAACGCCATCGTACTGTCAGCCGTCGCAGACTACCGCGAGGCCCTGACACGCTACCACCTGCATCCCGGCAAGGAAAGCTACCAGCAGGACTGTAACGACATCGAACGTTTCTTCCGTTCCGGCTGGTTTGGCGTACTTACCAAACTTGACCCAGAGGCGCTTATCCGCAAGCTGCATGAGGAGGTGGCCTGATATGACGACGAAGGAATATCTATCCCAAGCATACCGTCTCGATCAGCGCATCAACAGCAAGCTGGAGCAGGTCGCTTCCCTCAATGAGCTGGCCACCAAATGCACATCGGCCCTCACAGGAATGCCCCGCAATCCAAATCACGGCACCTCCACGATGGCAGACGCTATAACGAAGATCGTGGACCTGCAGGCTGAGATTAAGCGTGACATCGACAGTCTCGTTGATTTGAAGCGCGGCATAGTTAGAGCTATCAAGGCCGTGGATAACCCCGAGTACCAAACACTTCTGGAGCTGCGGTATCTCTGCTTTAAGACCTGGGAGCAGATTGCTGTGGACATGGGCTACAACGTGCGTCACGTGTACCGGCTCCATGATGAAGCGGTGGAAAGTCTAACAATTCCGCAAACACAGCAGTAAATGTCACTGTTTGTCATGCTGTCCTCTATGCTATGATATACTCAGCAAAGAAGAATACAGAAGGTCATCGAGGAGAAATCCCCGGTGACTTTTGCTTTGCCCGAAAGGAGGATGCGGCAATGCCCACTCAACCGAAACGACCATGCAGATACCCGGGTTGCCCAAGCCTCGCCACACCGGGTGAACAGTATTGCCCGCAGCACAAAACAAAGACGGAGCAGTTCTACAACAAGTACCAACGCCCCAATGATAAGAATGCCTACGGCAGAGCGTGGAAACGCATCCGGGACAGGAAAATAAAAGAGAATCCGCTGTGTGAAGAGTGCCTCAAAAACGGCATCTATAAAGCTGCCGAGGAAGTACACCACATTCTTCCGCTTGCAGACGGAGGCAGATCCACGCAGGATAATCTCATGTCTCTCTGCCGCAGTTGCCATTTGAAGATGCATGGAGAGACGGGTACGAGGAAGGCGCACAGCTTTGACAAATAAATAGACCGCGGATCTCTCCACGGTCTATTGTTTCTCTGTTACATGAGTTAAAAAGTTACGGGGTCAATGGGAGTTCGAAAATAGGTCATACTACGAATTGGAACGCCATCTTTCTCAAAACGCCCAAATCCCCAAACAGCATCAGTTCGCTCCATCAAAATCTTGAATACAACAAGGCCAAAAAACAGCCCGGCTTGAGATACACTTTTGCCACAAGCGTCATACAAGGGTTCATATACTGTGCCGGTCCAATCATGACCCGGCATCCAGCCGGCAGTATTCAGGTCTTTCTCGTCAACCTGATTGTTGATTGCTTCTACAACTTTATCGTAGTCAACATTGGTAATACTTTTTCTCCACCTTGCAAATTCGTGCGAATGAGGGAGTTGAGTGACCTTTAAGCCAGTATCAACAGAAACTAACACAATTATTGCCTCCTTTGTTTAAAAGTAATCGTCAAATCTGCCAGCGTATCGAAAAAGGTAGGAAAAAGTGAGATACTGAATCTAATCATCAAAAGGCTCTAAAAGAGTCTTTTGGATAGGATTGGAGCAGTAGAAGCAATGGAAAAAGGACTTCAGTTACTTGGCAAAGCCCAGCGCATAGAGGAATGGGCGCAGCGCGTATCCGAATGCCGCAGCAGCGGATTAACGGTGCGGAAATGGTGCGAACAACATGAAATCAACGAAAAGACGTATTACTATTGGCAGCGCCGAATCTGGGAGTCAATGAATGAATCACAGAACAGCCGGTTTGTGCAGATTCCGGCTGAGGCCGCAACTGTCGGCCAAAACGCGGCAGTCAGGATTCGGATCAACGGAGCTGAGGCAGAGATTTTGGCAGGGACCGACGCCGCAACAATTGAAGCGGTTTGTCGTGCGCTTCGGGAATGCTGAACGATTTTTGCCTGGACTGCCCGATTTACGTAGCCTGCGGATATACGGATCTTCGGCGCGGAATCGACGGGTTGGCCGGTATCATCCAGGAACAGTACCATTTGGACCCGTTTCAGAACACACTGTTTTTGTTTTGCGGAAAGCGCAGCGACCGGATCAAGGCGCTGTACTGGGAAGGCGACGGATTCGTTCTGCTGTATAAACGGTTGGAAAGCGGCAGCTTCCAGTGGCCGAGAAATCCGAATGAAGCCCGGCAGATTACACCGCAACAATATCGCTGGCTGATGGAAGGTTTGAACGTTGAGCAACCCAAAGCACACAGTAAAATTACAGGTCTGAATATCGTGTAAAATTGGCTCGCAAAACAGCTGAAAATCCGCACAAATACTGGATTCTTCCGTCGCTTTAACCGTCGATTTTCGCCGGGCATTATGGTAGAATAGAGCTATGGAAAATGAATGGAAATCGATGGAGAATCCGGCTGAAACCGTGACAATCTCCCGTGTGGAATACGAAACGTTAAAATCTTTAAAAGAACAGAATGCCGAGCTTTCACAGCAGGTTCAGTGGCTCATGGAACAAATGCGTCTGGCAAAGAAAAGGATGTTTGGCGCTTCCTCCGAAAAAGTGAGAACCGAAGTGGAAGAACAGCTGAGCTTTCTGTTCAACGAAGCCGAGGTTCATGCGGATATTGAGCGGCACGAAGCCGTAAAGGTTGCCGGACATGTTCGTAAAAAGGCATCGGGCATTCAAAAAGACAATATTCCGGAAGATGTACCCATCGAGGTGGTGAGTCATGATATTCCGAAGGACAGTCAGGTCTGTCCCAACTGCGGAGCCGCAATGGAGAAAATCGGACAGGATGTACGCCGCACTCTGGTGATCGTTCCGGCTCAGGTCAAAGTACGTGAAGACGTATATCCCGTCTATGCCTGTCGGAACTGCGAAAAAAACGGGATTGAAACTCCTGTGGTGAAAACGCCGAAGAACAAGGCGGTAATCTCGGGCAGCTTTGCTTCGCCGGAAGCGATTGCACACATCATGACGCAGAAATTTGTTATGGGATCTCCTCTTTACCGGCAGGAACAGGAGTTCAAATATGCAGGCATTGTGCTTTCTCGACAGACCATGTCCAACTGGATATTAAAAGCCTCAAATGACTGGCTAACACCGGTTTTTGAAGCTATGCATACGGAGCTCCTGAAACAGGAGATTCTTCACGCGGATGAAACCACGCTTCAGGTTCTGCATGAACCTGGAAAAGCAGCACAAAGCAAGAGCTATATGTGGCTGTACCGCACCGGACGGGATTCCGCGCATCCAATTGTGCTGTATGAATACCAGCCGGATCGGAAAGCGGATAACCCCATTTCGTTTTTGAAGGGCTTCCGCGGTTATTTGCATACGGATGGCTATCAGGCTTACGGAAAGCTGGAGGATGTTGCGCTGGTTGGCTGCTGGGCTCATGCGCGGCGGAAATTCGACGAGGCGGTAAAAGCTCTGCCAAAGTCCCAACAGAAAACATCTTCCGCCGGAATCGGACTGCTGTACTGCAACAGGCTTTTTGAAATAGAAGACAGAATTGCAGAGTTGCCGCCGGCGGAACGGAAAAAGCAGCGGCAGAGTCAGGCAAAACCGATTCTGGACGCCTTTCTGGCATGGGCAAAAACGAGAAATGCGGCGCCGAAGTCTGCCCTCGGCCAGGCACTGCATTATCTTCTGGAACAATGGCCGCGCCTTAACCGCTATCTGGATGACGGTCGTCTGGAAATCAGCAACAACCTTGCGGAGCGCAGCATCAAGCCATTTGTAATGGACCGAAAGAATTTTATGTTTGCCAATACTCCTTCCGGAGCAAAAGGCAGCGCTACCATATTCAGCCTGATTCAAACCGCCCGGGGAAACGGCCTTGATCCTTACCGATATCTGACCTGGGTATTTCAGGCCGCACCGAATCTTGAGCCGAAAAGTCCGAGGACTGCTCAAATACTGTTGCCTTGGAATGCACCAGAAAGCTGCAAAGCCGGAGGCTTCCCTAAAAACTGAACTTACGCCCCGACTTGTCTTTCTTCAAGTCGGGGCCTTTTTAGATGTCTGCTGTCAATGTACCGTCAGGTTTGACGGTTACCTTTCAGAGTGATGTATGTGTACTGGAAAGGAGTGATTTCTCTTGAAAACAGTAACGAAAATTGAGCCAGCTGTGCCGCAGATGCCGGAACGCAAGAAAGTCGCTGCCTACGCCAGAGTTTCTATGGAAACCGAGCGGCTGCAGCATTCCTTGTCGGCTCAGATCAGCTATTACAGCGAGCTGATTCAAAAACATCCCGATTGGCAATACACCGGTGTTTATGCGGACGATGGCATCAGTGGCACCGGCACCAGCAAGCGTGATGAGTTTCGGCGCATGGTTGAGGATTGCGAAGCTGGGAAAATCGACATCATCCTTACAAAGTCGATTTCCCGCTTTGCCAGAAATACGGTGGACCTGCTGAACACGGTCCGGCATCTCAAGGAGCTCGACATTTCCGTCCGCTTCGAGAAGGAACGCATCGATTCGCTTTCCGAGGATGGCGAACTGATGCTTACGCTACTCGCTTCCTTCGCACAGGAAGAAAGCCGCAGCATTTCGGATAACGTCAAATGGGGTACGATCAAGCGCTTCCAGCAGGGCATACCCAACGGGCAGATGCGGGTATTCGGTTATGAATGGATTGACG